CATTTATTGCTTCAACTCTTAAGCCTTCAGGGGTTTTCATGGGTTGTCAGTATGTAGAAAACGGTGAGCAGAAGTTCTCCCGGTATTGGCCGGGTGGGACAAGTGCCACGGATATTAAATTTTTTGTAGTAACTGATCCAGATCAGTCCTACTACATTCAAGCTTCTTTGTCATTATCAGCTAATGAACTGGTTGTAGCAAAGAATTATAATGTAACCGTAAGTTCAACCGCAAGTTCTGGAAGTACAGTCACTGGACAATCCAGTTACTACCTAGATGGTGCTTCTGGTGCTGAAACCGAAAAAACAGTAAGAGTTGTCGGTAAAGCCAAGTATCCTGATGAAAAGGATTCTGATGCTTATCCGATAGTAGAGGTCTGGTTAAATATGCACCGTGACCGTTACGTAACTGCTACAGCTTCATCGGCCTAGTAAGGAGAATTAATCATGGCTATTAATAGAGCTAGTATTAGCAAAGAACTCCTTCCGGGTCTTAATGCTGTATTCGGAATGGAGTATGGAGAGGTGAATAATGAACATGAATCTCTCTATGAAATTGAGAACTCAGACCGTGCCTTTGAAGAAGAAGTCCTCTTCACAGGTTTCGGGACTGCCCCCACAAAGGGTGAAGGTGCTTCCGTTTCTTACGATGATGCACAGGAAAGCTATACTGCCCGTTATACGGCAGAGACTGTAGCTCTTGCCTTTGCAATTCCCGAAGACGCAATGGAAGACAATCTGTATGATACTTTTGCTAAGTTACGTGCCAAAGGTCTGGCCCGTGCAATGGCAAATACCAAGCAGGTTAAAGCTGCAAATATTTTCAACAATGGTTTCTCTGATACTATTGGTGATAGTGCTGCTTTCTTCTCAGCTTCTCATCCCACAATTTCTGATGGAAATCAGTCGAATTTATTAACGGCTGCTGATCTTTCAGAATCAACCCTAGAAACTGCCCTGACAACTGTTCAGAAAATCAAGGATGACCGAGGTATTCTGATTGGTGCAAGTGCAGTATGTTTGCATATTCCTGTAGACTCTTGGGCCATTGCTGATAAAATTCTCAGCAGCCCCGGTAATACAGGAGCCAGTGCAGCCCAAGCCAATCCCAATACGAATGCTATCAATGCTATTCGTCATATGGGCATGGTGCCAGAAGGCTACTACATCAATCGTCGGTTTACCGATACTGATGCTTGGTTTGTCAAAACGGATGTGCCGAATGGAACTAAAATGTTCATTCGTTCACCTCTTCAGACCAAGATGGAGCCAGACTTCGATACTGGTAATCTTCGATTTAAAGCACGAGAACGATATAGTTTTGGTGTCTCTGATTGGAGAGGTTTCTTCGGGAATACTGGTAATTAAGTGTAAATGGGAAGGGGGTAGTGTTATGCTACCCTCTTCTAACTAAAAGGATAAAACATGGCAGCAAATATTAAAACTGCAATAGCAGTAGGTGATGATGTTCTTACATATGTAGAGAGTGGTACGACTGTGGGTAGTAATGGAACAGGATCTTCTCCTGTACCAAGTACGACCCGTATTATTGGTTTACATGCTGTGGCAACGACAGGTGGTTCTTATTCAATTAAAGGCCAACGACAGATTACAGACCGAACAGCAGAAGGAACAGCAATTAAATTTCAGGTAGTGGCTAGTGAAGCATCAGACATTTATATGGGTGACATGGGTGTTGCTGTATATGGTATTGTTTCTGTTTCTGGTCCTACTGATGGGTGTGTCTTAACTGTATTTGTAGGCTGATATGGGTACGTATTCGGACCTGAAGACAGCTATTATCAATACAACTGAGAATGATGGAACTGAATTTTCCAGTGTTGTTCCTGATTTTATCAGCAGGACAGAGTTACGTCTGACAAAAGATATTGATGATTGTGGTCTTGATATTTATACAGCTATTACATTGGCAGCAAGTAATCCAGTTGTCAGTCTGAATGATCGTGTTCGTATTGTCCGTAATGTAAACTTTACTACCAGTGCATCCAGCATAAAAACAAATCTTCTGCAAAGGACATATGAATATGCTATTGATTACTGGCCGTATGTTAGTGCTTCTACTGGTACACCACGTTACTATGCTAGAAAAAATAACACTTCTATTTATATTGTTCCTACTCCTGCTTCTACACTGACAGGAGAAATACAAACAGTTTCACAACCTTTACCCCTAGCTTCTGCAACAGGCACAAGTGTAACAACAACAAACTATTTTAGTGAGTATTGTTATGATGCCCTGTTCTATGGTTGTATGATGGAAGCTACAATGTACATGAAAGATTGGCAGACACTTCCTCAATGGCAACAGCAATATGAGGCAGCAATTATAACACTCAGGAATCAGGCTAGAAGGACAAGACAGGATGATATGGCAGTAGCAGCTTCTCCTGCTGGTGCTCCTGATCCTATACAATAAGGGGAGAATTTAATTATGGTTAGAAAAAGACAATTAGGAGGAGTAGTAGCAAAGCTAATAGGTAAAGGAATTTCTAAACTTAAACCAAGAAAATATAAATCTAGGTATCCAACACCGAGAAAGCCAAAAGTTAAAGTAATACGAAAAAAAGCAACATCTCCTACTAAAGAAGCTAAAAGAAAAGCTCGTACAGCTAAAAGAGGAGTTCAATCTAAGAAAGTAAAGGCTTTAGAAAAAAGACTTTTACCAAAGGTTGTGGATGATTGGGGTAGAAGTAATGTACGTGCTAGACTTAAAGGTAAGTCTGCTGGTGATATTGCTGATAAGTATACAGGAGCAGAAATTTCAACAATGAAACGTAAACTGAATCAAGCTACGACTCCCAATGCTTCTCTTATAAATAGATTAGATCGTGCCAGAAAAATGAGGCAAGATACATTACATGCAATAGACCCCGGTTGGGAAGAGAGTGCTTTAAGAGGTGGTCCCGGTAATTTAGCTAGAGCAAAGAAAGAATTTAAATTTAAACAACATGGTGGTAAAGTATCTACTCCTCGAAAAAAAGCAAAAGGAGATCCCGGTCATTATAGAAAAGATCCAAAAACAGGTAAAATAGTAATGAGTCGAAAACATCCTTCAATTGGTAGATTAGGTACGGCAACGATTAAGAAGAGAGTAACTAAATCAAGAGGAGGTAAATGGATTACTAAACAAGAAGGTGGTCCTATAACTAAAGCATTTATTGGTGGTCTAGTTGGAAAAGGAGCATCTAAAATTATTTCTAGAGGACATGCTGCTGCTAAAAAAGCTGCTGCTAAAAAAGCTGCTGCTAAAAAAGCTGCTGCTGCTAAAAAAGAAGTAAAAGTAAAAATGATTCCAGAAGGTAAAAGAACTCATTCAGAAGCTCAAATGAAAAAACTTGTTCAGAAAAAAGGTAAATTAATTCCTAAAAGTGATCGTTTAGCCAGTGAGAGAAAAGCAAATGTACCTTCTCATTTACGAGCCAAAAGAGGAACAAAATCAATACCTCCTCGAAAAAGAAGGGGTGGTGGTAAAATTCAATATCGTAGTATAGGTGGTAAAGTTTTAGATGGTAATGATATTACAAATATGATATATGACTGATGGTTAGCAGAGCAAGCATAAGGCAACAGGTTATGAAAGCACCAAAGAAACGTAAACCTAAACTAGGTACGGGCAAAAGATTTAAGGCTCTTACTTCTAAGCTGTCCAAGAAAGGAGCCAAGAATCCTAAAGCCTTGGCAGCATGGATTGGACATAAGAAGTATGGTAATAGAATGACTAAAATGGCAACTAAAGGTAGGAAGAGGAGAAGTTAATGGCTTCTGGTAGAAGTACTCCGGGAGAAGGTGTTATAGATCAACGATTTCCATTATTAAGAAATCAAGGAGTGTCTATGGGTCGTCTTTATGCTATGGCTAATGAAAATAGAGGATTAAATAGTATGTTTCCTCCTAGATCTGATATACAACAACTTAAAGATTTACAAGCAAGTAAACCTATCCCTCCATCTAGGGTTGGTTATGATCTCAAGCCTGAAGGTGCATCAGACCAAGATTGGCAAGGTTATTTAGATGCTAAAGCTAGAATGGAAAAAAAACGAGCTGAAGGAGATTTAGGTCGTTACATAGGAGAAGGAGAAGGTGGCTATGAACATTGGAAAGAGATGTCAGGTAATAAAGCAGCTATAGAAGCAAAATATGGCCCCGGACCTTATACAA